GACATTTTCTTTGGGGTGACCCCGGCTACCGGCCAGTTCGCGGTCTCACAGCTAGAGGCTGCAGCGGTACCGGCTACGACACCTTACACTGTGACCCCGGCGAATGCCGCGAGCTACAATGACGATCTCGGCGTCAGCTATACCGTCAGCGGTAAGCGTTTCAATCGGGTGACTACACCCTCGGCCGCCGGCCAGTACTCGGTCAATTTCGGCACCGGCGTGTATACATTCTCCTCGGCCGATGCCAGTGCCGCGGTCTTGATCTCGTACACATACAATATCGCGACGAGTGGCAACAGGCTGACGCTGACGAACCAGTCTATGGGCATTACTCCTACTTTCAAGGCTACTTTCTATACGGCTTACAACGGCACCGGCACCGCTCTTCGTCTCAACGCCTGCACGGCGAACAAGTTGTCTCTACCGACAAAGCTCGATACCTGGACGATCAACGAGCTCGACTTCACCGCTTTTGTCGACGCTTCGGGAACAATCGGTTACCTGAGTACGGTGGAATGATGATCCCTGGGTTAGTGGTGGCAATGGGCGGCCAGGACTGGATCGTGCCCCCACTTACGCTCGGCCAGCTCCGCCGGCTGATGCCAAAGGTCCGACAGCTGACCGAAATCGGTGCGTCAATGGGAGAGGCACAGATCGCCGTGCTGATCGACATAGTCACTGCGGCGTTGCAGCGTAACTATTCCGAGATGACGCCGGAGAAGGTCGAGAACTTGCTCGATCTCGGAAATGCCAGTGTTGTCCTGAATGCCGTCCTCACCGGCTCAGGCCTGAAGCCGGGCGGAGCCGCTATGGGGGAAGCGCCTGCCCCCGAGACGACCTCGGGGGCAGACAGAGCGAGCCCGGGCTCATTTTCCGAGAAAATTCCCGGGACTCTGACCGCTGGCTAGAAATCTATGGGCTGCTTGCCACCGCCTGCGGGTATAGCTACGCGGTAATTGACGAAATGACGCTCTTCCAAGTTGATGAGTTGACGTCGTACTGGACGCGGTATCCACCGCTACATCTTTTGATAGCAGCCTATCTTGGTGTGGGCAGAGACAAGCACCAGCGGCCGCCGCCGGTTTCAGCGCGAGCCGCGCAGCGGCCGAGTTCGGATGCCGGCTCGATGCTCAGCTTGGGCCTGGGTTCGGTGCCGGAGATGTTCACGCGGGCTTATCGCCCGTGATCCTCGATTTCGCCGAACTAGGCCGTCGGGCAGAAATTGCCGACTAACGGATCTGCAGGGATCGGATATCGCAAGCGGCGGGCTAAGCGGATCGTTATCGAGAGGCTATCATGGCCGATATTGAAACCAGCGTCGTCATCAGTGCTCAGATCGACGGTCTCCGATCCGGAATGGAGGCCGCAGCAAATTCGGTCCAAACCGCGACCGATGCGATGCGCACCCACCTTGCCGGGCTCGGTGACATTGCTCAGCAGGTGCAGTCGCAGCTCACCGCCGCCACCGGCCAGATCGGCACCGGCATCGGCGCACTGCAGTCAAGAACCGCAGACCTTGCGGGGTCGATCGGCGCGGGCATGATGCCGAGCAGCGGGCCTGGAGACGCTGGCGCTTCAGGCTTCGTCCAGACGGGCTCCCTGCTCAACAGCCAGCAAGATGCCAGCATCGACGAAAAGCTTTGGAACGAAGAGCTACAGGTCTACCAGAAATTCCAAAGCGACAAGGAGAAACTCGATCTTCAGGCGGTGCAGACCAGCCAAAGAACCTGGCAAATGATGCAGCCCATCCAGCGAGCCTTTGATACCTCGATTACGGGTATGATACTGGGAACGACGACGCTGCAAAAGGCAGTGGCGAATATCGCGCAATCGATACTGGCCGAATTTGTCAATCTGGGCGTGAAGATGGTGACCAACTGGATCGCTGGCGAGCTCAGTATGACGACGGCAACCGAGGCCGGTGCTGCGGCGCGCACCGCGGCCGACAGCGAAGGAATGGCGGCCGGCCTGGCGATCAAGGCCGCGAATGCGGTCAAAAGCATCATGACCGATTCGGCGCAGGCGTTCTCGGGGATCTTCGCGTTCCTCTCGCCGCTAATGGGGCCGGCCGCGGCTGGGCCGGCCGCGGCTGGAGAGGCCACCGTTATGGCAGCCGCGAGCGGAATCGCTTCTGCCGCGGGTGGCTGGGTTGTCCCATCCGATCAGCTCGCCATGGTGCACCAGAACGAAATGATCTTGCCCGCGAATATCAGCCAAGGTCTCCAAAATATGATCTCCGCCGGCGGAGCTGGGACGGGCGCAAGCCCGGTCGTGATCAATGTTTCGGCGATCGACAGTCAAGACGTGAAACGGTTTTTCCACAGCAATGGTAGCCTTCTCGTCGGCGCTCTCAACAAGGCGATGCGCAACGGATCTACACTGCGGACCGCGTGATGGCTTTGATTTTTCCGGCGTTGCCCGGGCTTGCCTGGAGCGTTACAAAACGCCGACGTTTCAGACCCGCATCCAGCGTGCGATATCTGGGCACGAATTGCGGGCGCTCGATTATCCTTATCCGCTTTGGCAATTTGCTCTGGTCTACGAGTTTCTGCGCGACAACTCTCAAGCTGGCTACGACGAGCTGAGGACCCTCCTCGGGTTCTTTATGCTCTGCCAGGGCGCTTTTGGTACATTCCTATTTCAAGACCCCAGCGACTTTCAAGTCGCTGGGCAGCAAATCGGCAGCGGTGACGCTAGTACGACCGTCTTCCAGCTCCAGCGGGCAATGGGTGCGATGCTGCCGGGCGGCGGTTTCTTCGAGCCGATCACTGCGCCGAACGTCGTGAGTGCGATTTATTTGAATGGAATTACGCAATCCTCGGCGACCTACAGCGTCGATCCAGCGACCGGGCTGGTGACATTCGAGACCGCACCCAACAGCGGGATGATCATCACCGCAGATTTTACGTATTACTTCCGTTGCCGGTTTATCGACGATAAGTACGATTTCGAAAACTTCATGCGTCACTTGTGGCGGTTGAAGAAGTTAACGTTTATTTCGGTGCGCTGATGAAACCGGCGAGCTCCGCCTTGATCGCCCTCCTCGCGAGCAGCAATCATTTCATTATGGCCGACCTCTACACGATCACTCTCGTGGGCGGGTCGGTACTGCGGTATTCGGCAGCGCCGACTGCGCTTTCCGCCAATGGCTACATTTTCGCGCTCGGTCCTAGATTCGAGCGCTCCAAAACCAAGGTTGTTATCGGCACCCAGGTTGACGAACTCGAAGTCAAGATCTATTCGGAGCCGGCGGATCTGATCGGCGACCTTTCGTTTCTGCAAGCTGCATGGCAGGGACAGCTCGACGGCGCCTTACTGCAGCTCGAACGGGCGTTTATGGAGACGTACGGAGACACCAGTCCGGGAACCGTCGTGCTCTTCACCGGTCGCATTTCGGATATCGACTGCAGCCGTACCGGTATTGAGCTCAAATGCCGCTCGCATCTCGAGCTTTTGAATATCCAGATGCCCCGCCGACTTTGGCAAGCATCTTGTACTCACACCTTTGGCGACGCGATGTGCCAGTTCGACCGATCGGCTCTTCAGGCCACATTCTCGGCTGGGCCCGGCTCGACCCAGGTGCAAGTCGCGACTTCTCTAACGCCAATACCTGCAAATTTATATGTTCAAGGGACGATGGCCGGTCTGACCGGTGGAAATGCCGGGACGAGCCGCGCCATTGCCAATATGGGGGACGGCTGGGTCTACCTCAAGCTCCCATTTCTGTCGCCGGTTATAGTGGGCGATCAATTCCAGCTGCTTCCCGGTTGCGATCGTACTCTCGCGACTTGCACCACCGTGTTCAACAACGCCAGTCATTTCGGCGGGTTTCCGTACGTCCCGACACCGGAAACGGCGGTATGAAAAGAGGTCGATGGCGTTCGCCGAGGACGAAGCCGTGAGCGAGGCACCCACCGCGGTACCCATTGATCGGCGACGACTGGCGGTCATTATCGAAGCCCGGGGGTGGCTGCAGACGCCTTATCATCATATGGGGAGGGTCAAAGGTTGTGGGACCGATTGCCTGATGCTGCTTGCTGAAGTCTATGAAAGGGCGGGGGTAGTCCCGCATATAGACGTCCCATTCTATGCGCCCGATTGGAACCTACATCGCGATGCCGAACGGTACCTGGGGGGGCTCATGCAGTACGCACGAGAGGTCAAGGGGTCGCCTCGGCAGGGCGATGTCGTGGTCTTTAAATTCGGCCGTTGCTTCGCGCACGGTGCGATTGTGGTTGCCTGGCCCCGGCTCATCCACGCGTGGTGGAATGCCGGGGTGGTCTATGGCGATGCGGACCAGCCGCCGCTCGTCGGCAGACCGGCTCGGTTTTTCGACCCGTTTTTGGTCTCAAACTTCTGAGAATCGCGATGGGTGGCATTATCGGCGGCGGATCGAACGCCAAGCAGCAGAAAGCGGTGGGATCACTGCAATTCCAGACCGCGCAGCAGGGCGGGGTGATCCCGCTCATCTATGGTACGACCCGTGTCTCTCCGAACCTGATCGAGTATGATGATTTCAAGGCGACGCCAGCATCGAGCCAAGGCGGTGTCGGCAAAGGCGGCGGTGGCGGCAAAGGTGGTGGGCAGCAATACAAATATAGCGCCTCAGTCATAATGGGCCTGTGCCAGGGACCGATCACCGGAATCGGCACGGTATGGTGGGACAAGAATATTGGCATGCTGTCATCCCTTCCGGCAGCGGTCTATTTGGGGAGTGATAGTCAGGCTCCCGATCCATACTGGCAAACGAACCATCCCGCCAAGGCTCTCGGCTATTCCGGCACCGCCAGCGCCGTGGCCAATAATTACGCGATGGGAAATACCGCCACGCTGCCGAACTTCTCATTCGAGGTGCATGGTTTGTTTTCGAGCAGCGGCACCAATGGGCTCGACGCCAATCCTGCTGCAATCATCACCGACTTTCTCACCAACCCTCGCTATGGGGCCGGTTTCCCGCCCCGAAACCTCGGCGATCTGGGACTCTATTCCACATATTGCCAAGCCGCTGGAATCATGTTGTCGCCGTTGCTCGACACACAGCAGGAAGCGCAACAGCATATTTCAGATATCGTCAAAATTACCAACAGCGCCATTGTCTGGTCGGGTGGGTTGCTGAAGATCATCCCGTACGGTGATCAGATGATCTCGGGTAACGGCACGGTCTATGCGCCCAACACCACTCCGATCTACAGCCTCGGCGATGACGATTTCATTGTTCAGGAATCGAGCGTCGGGACAAATTCCGGGTTAACCCCGGGCGGGGACGCTTTGCGATCGGGCTCGGGGCCGATCACTGGCGGTTTCAGCGACGATCCGGTCCACATTACGCGGTCGACACCGGCAGATGCCAACAATTCGATACAACTCGAATGTCTCGACCGCTCGAACAATTACAATACATCGATCGTCGAGGCTTTCGATCAGGCGGCAATTGATCTTTACGGCGTCCGCCGCGAAAGCTCGTTTAAGGCGCGAGCGATAGTCGACCCAGTCAGTGTCGGCCCGATCGTCGCTCAGCTCCTGTTGCAACGGGCACTCCTGTTTCGTAACTCTTATACTTTCAAACTCGGCTGGAAATATTGCCTGCTCGAGCCGATGGATCTCGTCCAGATTACTGATGCCCGGCTCGGCGCCTTGGTGCTGACAGTGCGGATTACCGCGGTCGAGGAGGACGACGAGGGCACCCTTTCGATAACGGCCGAGGATTTTTTTTGGTGGCTACTCTACGGCGCCCCTGTATCCGAGCCAGTCTGGAGCCGGTTATGTCCCGAATTGGAACTCGCCTCCCGGTACTGCTAATCCGCCAATAATTTTCGAACCGCCGCCGGCACTGCTCAAGGGAGACCTCGAAATCTGGGTCGCCCTCTCGGGCGGCGCCAATTGGGGCGGCGCTCAAGTCTGGGTCTCAAGCGACGGCAGTTCCTATGCGATGGCCGGAAGAGTGAGCTCGCCGGCACCACAAGGGGTGCTGACCGCCGACTTGCCAGCGCATTCTTCGCCTGACACCGTCGACACGCTAGCGGTCGATCTGAGCCAAAGCCAGGGCCAGCTGACTTCGGTCTCTGCCACCGACGCCGCCAATCTGGTCACGTTGTGCTATGTCGGCGGCGAGCTTATTGGTTATCAAACCGCTACCTTGACTGCCGTGGGCAAATACGATCTGGCGACCCTCTATCGTGGCGCATACGGTAGTGAGATTGCCGATCATCCCGCTGGCTCCCAATTCGCTCGTCTCGATGCCTCTATCGGCCGATTTAGTTATCCAAGCACTTTAATCGGCCAAACGATTTATTTGAAATTTCCGTCTATCAACATCGTGGGCAGCGCGCTGCAGAGCTTGGCTTCCGCCCCGGCACATACCTACGTTGTAAAGGGCGCGGGCCAAGCCTCTTCGATCGTCGTTAGCGGCTCTTATGGCGGCAAGCCGAGCGCCAGTTTGATGTTACAAAATTATGTCTTCGCCACCCCGACAATAATTTCTGCGGGGCTTTCTGGCAGTCAGGGCGCCGCCGCGACTGCCGCGATGGCAGTAGCCGTCTTTGACATTCAGAAAAATGGCGCGACCGTTGGAACGATGGCGTTTGATGCGTCTGCCAACATCGCGACCTTTACAATGAACTCGGCGGCGGCCTTCAACGCTGGCGATGTGCTGACGATTATGGCACCGGCAACCCCGGACCCAACGCTCGCGAATCTTGCATGGACTATCACGGGATTTACACAATGAAGCTCGAATCGTGGCACAGCGCCGAAGAAAAACACCGGTGGAAAATCGTCCGTACCGATACCTATACCGATGTGGTTGGCGAGATTATTACGGCTGACGAAGCGACCGGCGAGTGCTGCATTCAAGTCGGCGGCGAGACCAAGACACTCAGTTTCGGACCGCGCGGTATCAGGATTGTCGGGCGGCGAAGATGAGCCACGAAAGGACCACTCGCCGAGCCCCCCAGAGAGAGCGGCCGCGGAGACTGGCGGCCACTGGAGTTGAGGTCGCCAATGTCTGTCGATAATGTCCCCTACCAACTCGAGACGCAGCTTGCGCTCATTCGGCGGGATATAGAGGAGATCCACGGTGCCCTCCACGGCGACAGCAAGGGTCGTAAAGGGCTCGTCGATCAAGTCGAAGAACTGGTGACGGTTGCCGATCGCGGGCGCTTCAGCCTGCGGGTCGCTCTTTGGCTCGGTGGCGGAGTGGTCGCCGCGGCTACAGCTGTGGCGCAATTCAAACAAGCGATCCTTGGACTTTTCCAT